GGCAATCTTAGGGTCACGGTCTAGATAGAAAATGTTCATCGGTTGTCACCTTCACCTTCAATTTTGTTACGCTCTTGTCGAGACTTCAGTTTCTCCATATTTATCTGGGCAATGTCCTCTAGTGAGTATCCAATATCACTTGCAAGTGCTGACAGATACCACAGAACATCACCAAGTTCCTTGGCAATGTCATCAAGTTCATTACCATAGAACTCGAAAGAACCAAACTTGCTCTTTCGGATATTCTTCTTCACCTTCTCTGCGACCTCACCAGCTTCACCCGACAACCCTAGTGTTGGATACACTACCTTGGCATTGTCTGAATAGATAGCAGTGGTCTTCGCAAACTCTTGGTATTCATCAAATGTCATCTCTTCTCCCATCGATAAAAAATGTGGTCACCAATCTCTGTCGTTCTTGTTTTCGTTTTAGCCCAAGATGGACTGACATAATCAGCATGGTAGTGTGTAGCACCATCAGTTATATCAACGAATTTTATATCATTATGCATCATTAGACGAGCAAAGTCAAGTATCTTTTTGTAAGATTCTTTATCTTTTACCTCATCAGATTTACCGTCACAATACCAGCTAAACTGGCACCTGTTTTTGATAGGAATAGGCAATCCAGTTTTCCATGATTTTTTCATCTGTGACTGAAGAACCACCTCACACACAGTGTTTGGAAATCTCCTGTCATTCACTCTGTTCATTACAACAGCAGACACAGCAAGTCTTCCTGCCGTGCCTTGATTTCTTGCCTCATGATACATATTCACAGCGAGGCATTGAATATGCTCTTCTGAACTGTAAATCTGTTTTTCGTTTAATAGTTCAATAGGCGAGGAAACAAACAGCAGTCCAGCAGTTATAAGTTCCTTCATTCACCATACTGCCTTTTGAGATAATCCTTGGCATAATCACCAGCCATGGTTGACCGAAAAGTTTTATCAGCGGCAGCTGCGACTTCATCAAAGTCAAACTCATCACCACCGAAACCATATCCATCACAAAACTCTTCGATATCCATCATATAGTTTTTCATCTTAGACATTAGCATACTCCTTTACATTCCACACATCACCAACACGCATTGCGCTGGCATTAATGAAAACCTCATTACCGTTCTTGCCCTCAAAGACAAGAAAGATTTCCATTTTATGAGAGGGATACTCAACTCGCTTCAGTCCAGCAAGTTCCTCAAGTACTACACCACCCATATCAAGATTAAACATATCCATAATACTCCTTCTTGAACTCTTTCATGTATTTACCGCTGTCACGATGGGCTTCTATCTCCCAAGGCTGTTTGTCGTAAGCAGTCTCCAGATAATTCCGATATTTACCATCCCGACACTTCCACAATTTCTTGTAACCACCACGAATGCGGTCAATCAACTTTTTAGTGGCGTGTTGTTTCACATGAATCATCTCATGACAAATCGTATCGATGAACTCTTCAACACCTTCTATTTTGGTCAAACGATGGTCAATCTCAATCACAAAGTCACGGTCATCAATTTCCTGATAACAGAACCCTTTGGCACCTTCCTCATATGTCTTGGTCAACAAGACAGTGATATTCAAGGCACGATGACGGGGTAACATCTTCTCCAGACAGAACCAGACGATTTCCTCGGCCAGTTCTCTGTCCTTCTTGACACCACCTGTAATCTCAACACCAATCATCGTTATTCCCTTGTTCATCATCACTATACATATAATACGACATATGAGGGATATTGTCAAGGAAATAATGAAGAAAAGAATCGTTTAGTTTCAATGACTTGACATTTTTTTTAGGTCTATTTTTACTCGTTCTACCACTTTGCCCCAACTTGCGGGTTCTTTTTGACGGTATATTCGCACTGATTCGTACCAAGGACTAGTATCGGGATAATCTCTTTCTCTGAACCAACGCCAATCAGCAGAGTAATGGAGTAGCCCCCACGTTGGAATACCTAACGCTCCACCCATATGAATAGGTGCCGTGTCTGTGGATATCAGCAAGTCTACTTGAGACAGGATATCAGCTGTATCAGAGAAGTCTTTTATTCTCTCACCAACGCTTGGTAAGAGGTCTTTGAGTTCTGGATTGCGTCGATAGTCAAACATAGCACTGCCCTTCTGTATGCTTATCATATTGACGCTAGGAAGCTCACAGAGAGGTAGTATCGTTTCAAGGGGTATAGAACGTCTAGTGTCAAGTCCACTCGACTCCCACACCAACGCTACGTTGATGCCCTCACCAGACAGGTTCCAATCCTTACGATAAGTTTTTGACAGGAATCCATCAGCGTGAGGTATGTTTTTGATGGTGGCTTCCAGAACTCTAGGAAGACTCAACAGAGGAATTTTGAAATCCACATCTGAAATGTCTTGTAAACCACCTTGAACAACATCCACATCCTTTAGAATATGACTGTCCTTGAATATACCATAAAGTTCATTGTAGCAAGAGAATATAACCTTACCACCTAATTTTGCCACTTCTGGTACATATCGACTGAACTGTATGTTGTCACCAAATCCTTGCTCACAATATATCAGTATGGTTTTATCCTCAAGAGATTGGCCATCCCACAACTCAATGTGAGACAGCTTCTCTTGATTGAAAGCAAAGTTTTTTCCTAGTCTCCACGCACCATCTGACTTCAAGTCAACATAATGAAATCCTCTTTTGAAGTCTCCCATTTTAAGATAGTTCATACCAGTATTCAAATTTGCTCTGGCAGGATTGTGGTATCCTAGTTTTATTGATTGCTCATAGCAAGCAAGGGACTCTGCAAACTTGGATAAGTCATGCAGTATGATTGCCAAATTATAATATGCTCTAGCATCATATGGGTCATCCACAACCAACTGCCTGTAACACTTGGCTGCTGACTCAAAATCTTCCTTTTCTAAAAAATCGGCAGCAACATATTCTAGTTCTTTAAATTCTGCTTGCAATGTTTGCTGGTCCACTTGTTGATACATGCCGTTCATGGTCAACAACCATATAGTTGTCATCCCAATCAAAAGCCTCTTTGACTACATTATCAGACAATCCTTTGTATGTCTTATGTAGCGACTTGTCTTTAGCAGAAACAAGAATGTCTGCTTCAGATGGATGCAAGCCTTCCAACAATTGAACAAACATGGACTCTCTTTTATTTTGAGAAAGTGCATTGTTCCCACCTTGAACATAATGATATAACCTACTTGCTTCAGAAGCAAGCAAAGTATGCTCTGTACCTTCTGGGGCCTCATTTCTTCTGAAAGGAACTTCACCAGCGGGAAGTGCCCAAATGATACTGGGATCAAAAGATGATTTCAAAACCATGCGAAGTGCTGGCGTGTTGTGTTCTTTCAAATAAGAAACCTTCTGTTTTTTTGATTTTAGTCTTGCGACCTTCTCTAAAATTTCGTGAAATAGTGGTGTGTATGGCATTAAAAATCTCCTATGCAATCCATCAGGTCACTCAACCTGTTTTGTATAAAATAATTTAGTAGTTTACTACGAGGGTTGGATTTTGCTTCTGCCCACGTTTGTGTTATTTCCATGAATAATTCTTGAGGAACTTCTGTTAAGTCGATGAGTTTCTTGTTTCTTTGGTAGTTACGTTTCACCTCATCATTGGGCAAAACATCCTCAATGTTGTGTTCAACCCATGATTGGATTTTCTTCTTAGCTAATGGTCGCTGACGCAATCCATCTACAAAGGTATTGTCTGGTGACAGAACATTAGGAACACCATCACTAGTGTCTCCTCTTAGAATATGCTCATCTAGATATTCATTCCACACTACACCATTTATAAATTTCTTGGTGATAGGACTATACTGTGTTACATTTCCATATCTTTGTAACTGAATGAAGTCTTTATCCCCAGATAGGATTAGTGTCTTGCCGTTATCATATTCAAATTCATGTGTTAGGGTATAGATGATATCATCTGCCTCTGCACCATAAACTTCCAATACCTTGTAGGGCATGAACTCAATCATCTCATCCTTGAACGCATTTAGAAACTCAAAGATATCATTCCAATCATGACTAGATGAATCTCTGGTCTTCTTGCGTCCTGCTTTATATTGGGGAAAAATATCTCTGCGCCAATAGTGTTTAGAGTCATAGCAAATAACTAGCTCACCATACTCTTCAAAAAATCTCTCACGATACATGCGAAGAGAATTGAGAATCATATGGCGAACCATACCACCCTCAACACTGTCTCTCTTCGTAATGTTCAAGTGCATCATCACACTTGCCAGACTAATCTGGTTCATATCAACTAAAATCATAATAACCTCATGCGGGTGTTGGTTCTTCGTCTGTATCAAGTTCAACAAGCTGAACTTTTTCAAGCAAGTCCATGTCAACCTGACTGTTCATGCTGTTCTTCTCATCAACATTAATTTTTGTCAGCATCTCCATGACCCTGTTGATGGGATGTGCCAAACCCATATCACGATAAATTGTGCCCTTGACTGTCTCTATGACAAATCCGATATCTCTAACGAATTCTTGACCGCCAATGTCAACACCATTCTCTCCCATAGTATGTATCATTTGCACCAAACAAGATTCTGTTAAATCATCAGCAAACATGATATTTTCTTGCAGAGCAATAACATCAAGGTCAGGAACTACGACTTCCTTTTTTCCTTTTAGTTTCCACGGGCCCTTTATTACGTTTCCTGCGCTTGGGTTTTCCTTCTGGTCTTCCTTCATCACTGATACCTCTATCTTCGTTGAACATTTCTTGAGTGTAGACTGTTCCTAAAAGTGGGTAG